TACTCAAAAACCCACCATAAAACTCTGTATTACCCCAGTGTTGACAACCGTGAGGCCCATCGAATGATTTGTCACAACCAGCTTTTAGATTATAACTAGCTCCTGCTTCAATACTTGCAGAAAGGGGATACTCGACCTCCAGATAACCAGTTCCGCTTTCAGTTATAATCCTGCTTTCATTGCCAATAGCGATTTCACCATATTCCCAGTAGCCCGCTTCTTCTGTGATATCGCTATCATATATAGTTATATGGTCTGTTGATATGTTATCAATAGTCCCTTCTTTTTCTGGTACTACAAAACCGCATTCCTCGCCTCCGAAGCCTCCAGTCCATTGACAAGAGACTCCAAACTTTCTGCCCGGGAGTTCTCTATCTAGAGTATCGAGTTTTGAAACGACCGAAACCGTCATTTGGTACTGGTTTATGAATGGTGCGTCCATAATACCATCAAAAAGAGGTACTGCATTTTCAGGAGATTCCAGCCCCCCATCTGAATCCAGAAACACTTTCAATATCCTAATCTTGCGCCCAGAAAATTCGGTATGGGCTATATAAGCCGACATTTCTCTTGTTACATTGTCGATAGTTACAGAGTATTGGTCAACTTTTGTATCCGTGCTTGTTCCGATAGGACTTCTGGTGAGCGCAGCAGCCGCATATGTTTGAGGGTTTCCGTTTTCATCAAAAAAATCAATATCTTTCGGATAGCAAGCAAGGTACAGAGTTTCTTCGTCGAGGTATATTTGATATAGTTCTATTGGCATATTTTCTTCTTTGATTTTGAGGGCTTCTATAACTGCGTTAATGCTTCTAGGCATTTATATCACCTCGATTAAGTCAATCCCGAAACTGTATATCTCGTCGAGAAAAACTTTCCGGCTAAGCATATCCATATCAAACCTGACCTTAACTTCTTCGACTGTACCGTCTGATTTTGGATAGTCCCAAAGGAACGCTTCGAAGCGACCTTTGCGAGCCACGAAGAATTGATATATTTCCTCTGCATGGTCGTTTCTTGACGCCGCCTTCTCAAAAGTCAAATGAAATATTCTTCGGGGTAGTCCTTTAGCCCTACGTTGTTCTTTCCCTGATTCGAACTGTGTAATTAGAGTATCGTATCTAATGCCATCTTCCCAAGCTCGATTGTACGGAAAATCAAACTTTTTAGGTTCCATACTAACTACCCCCTTTAATAATCTTTCGCGTTGAACCGTTGCGACTGTAGTCCAAACCGAGCGCTGCGGCTACCGCTGCCCCTCCGTCTTTCGTGAGCGCTCGAGCTACGTCCTGACTGTCCATTGCGGTTATGTGGTTAATGATGGTCGGGCCGGCGTTCTGCTGAGATACAAGCCCTTTCTGCTGGTCTTCGTTTAGGATTAATTCTCCCACTTTTGTTTTAATTAGCTTTTCATCAGGCTGGAGTGGATTCCTGCCCGAGAGGCCACCTGTATGATAACTGGCAATAGATTCTACACCGTTAACTGTTACTAAGCCGCCCCCGTGTGCTACGCCATCAAACGGCAAAGCGAGGAGCCAGTCAACCGCGGGTTCAATTATGCCCTTTCTAACAATCATTTCAGCTATCTGGTCTGCTATGTTTTTCAAAGTGTCAAGGAAGTCTTCGCCCTTCTTTATGGCGGCTGTAAATCCATCTACAAGGCCATTTCTTAAAGTGGAGAATAGGTCACTTGCTAAATCTGCCTTAATACCTACGTCAATCAGCCATTGTTCCATTGCTGCCTTTTCTTCTTCTGCATACCTATCGTCAAGTTTCTTTTTCTCGGCATTATACCATTCATCTAACTTTTTCTTGTCAAGTATATACTTTCTGTAGTACTCATACATTCTATCAAGAAGCAATTTCTCGTATTCGTATTGTTCCATAGTAGCCCGCTCGTATTCGGACATAAATTCTGCGTTAACTGCTGCCCTACGTTCTAATTCACGGAACCTGCCCTCTGCCGTGGCTTTTGCGAAGCCTGTTATTAATTCCAACATTGCGGCGCGGTCTTTTTCGTTTCTCTCTTCTCTTATATCATCAATCATTCCATCATATAGTTCTTCAACTTCCAGTTTCTTATCAAGCCACTCTTTGGTACTGCCCAGCTGGCTGTAATATGCGTCAACCACTGCCTTTTTCTCTTCTTCAAGCAGATTTATCTTGTATTCATACTCGTCCATTCCATATTCCATTTTTTTCTGCGCTAATTGCTCATCAAGAGCGCTTACTTCTGTAGCTCTCTGGTGTTCTAGTCTCATTATCTGATTATTTATTTTTTCTATTAACTCCAGCCTTTTTTCTTCGCTAAGACCTGACCAATCAAAATCTAGTTTGTGTCCCCACTTGCTTGCTTCCCCTTCAAACAATTTTTTCAAGTCCTCTAGTTGCTCAATAGCAAAACTCGTACTCGAAGGTGCTATTCCGCTCAAATATGTGGCAACGTCAGCTGGATAGTCTTCATATCGTCGTTCCGGGCTAGAGTACTTACTTATTAGCTCGCTTACCTGCTGCTCGGCTTTTATCCCTACCGCTAATTGTTTTTGCTTTGTCTCTGCAATATCTTTTTCAAGTCGCTTCTGTTCTTCTAGTTCTGTGATATAAGACTTTGTGGCGTTAATCTGAGAATTGATTGCATCCCATTCCTCCTGGGCGTTTTCTGTAATCCATTCTTGCCAGGTACGCCCCGAACCCCAGCTGAGTACTTTCGCTTTACTAATAAGTTCTTCTTTTTCTTGTTCTAATAATCCTAGCCTTTTAGCGGCTGATTCCTCATCAAGAGATTTTAGATCTTCCTTTAGCAGATTAACATTTTCTCGCCATTCTATAAATTTATTTACAAGAAAAGTTATGCCAGCTATTATAGCGCCCCCGAGAAGAAACGGTGTAAACGACTTCGAGATAAGAGTTAGCCCGCCAGCAATCTGTGGAAGAAACCCTACTATCATCATTAACGGTCCTACTATTAGTCCTGCTGCCGCTGAAAAAAATCCAAACTGTGTAACTGTCTTCCTGATTGGCTCGGGCAGTGCATTAAACCATTCGACCGCGTCTTTTGCCTTATCTATCAACCATTGTAGATTGGGCAATACATCATTTGCTATTTTCATTTTGAGGCCTTCAAGTCCAGCAGTAACAGCGTCAACGGTATCTCTATACCGCCTAAAGTCTTTGACGTTCTTCTCTGACATTACTTTTCCTAATCGTTCCGCCTCGTCTCCTAATTCCTTAATGCCTTCGCTTCCGAGGTCAAGGAACGGCAAGAGTTCAGCCCCAGATCTACCTAATAACTGCATTACAAGACCAGTTTTTTCAGATTCGCTTCCCAATACAGATATTTTGTCTGCTATCTCGTATATAAGTTGGTCTGCCCCTCTAAGGCTGCCGTCTGCGTTAACTACAGAGATATCCAACATATCAAAAGCCCTTCTAGCTTCTCCGATTCCTTGCGAAGCGTCAAGGGCGTTCCTGCTTAACCTTGTCAGCCCAGTTGTAAGCTGCTCTATGCTTCCGAGTTCCTGCCTCGCAGCATATCCCAGGCGGCTGGCGTCTTCGACAGCAAGTCCTGTTTGCTTATTAATCATAGCCAGCTGTTCTGCATACTCCCCGGCAGTGTTTGCCATCTTTGTAAATGCAACTATAGCCCCTGCTGATATAGTTGTTATAGCAGCACCCCATCTTTTGAGGTTTTCTCTATTCCTCTTTACTTTTTCATCAAGCTCCTGGAACTTCCGTTTATTCTCGTCCATACCCTGTTTGAAGTCCTGGTTTTTCATTTTGATATAATACAACAAGTTTCCTAGACTAAAGCCCGCCATTATCTCACCCCCTCAGGAAGTTTTTTACCTACCCCAATCCGTCTATACACCTCTTGTTTCCTTTTCAGTATCTCTGTATTTTTCTTAATAGCTTCCCTGGTTACTTCCTTTTCCTCGACTGGCTCATTACCCTGTAACTGATTTATTATTTCATCTAATTGTTGATTATAAACTTCATATAATGTCTTATCATCTTTCGTCTTACCACCCATTCCGGCCGCAACCGCTATCATCATATG